GCATAATCCTGCGCTAGTCTTCTCAGTTATTTTTACTTGTTTATCACTCATCATCAACTCCATTTTGTATTAAGTACAACGTCCAAATAAGAATCGCACCGAATGCAATCACAGTGAACGCACCAAACATCATCAACATAAATGTTACAAGGACATCCCACATATCAACCTCCGAAGTATTTGCCAAGCTCTTTATACAAGGCATGCGCCTGCTTCAAGCCGATGTTGTTAATGACTGTGTCTGCATCCCACACTAGCTTCACCGTAGGCTGCGGACTGAGCGCGGCAATGCCCTCGCCTCGTGTAGCTTTGGCTTTCTGTATGACCTGCGCCGCTTTGATTTGTTTGCGTACCTTTATGGGCGTGTACTCGTTGACTATCGTCGTGTAGTGGCCGTTCGCATCCCTCATGCACAACCCATTCTTAACAAACTGCGTGAGCAATGAGCCAACAGATGCTGGCTTGTACCCCTCCTTCTCCAAGGCTACGCAGATGGTCTTGCATGATTTGTGCGGGTTGTTTTTAACGTAATCGAATGTTGCTCGTGTTACGTTGTTAGTTACTTTAAAGTGTGGTATGTGTTTCACTTGCTTCTCCTGTTGTTGATTATCTAATTCCCATTCGTTGAGTATTTCACCCAGTGTAGTTTTAATGTGCATTGCTTTCTCCTTTGTTAAAAAATGTACCTCGCCCATACGAGGTTGTCAAGTGTTAGACAAGTTAGCGGGTACTATCGGCGTACTCTACCGTCCACCCTAAAGCCTCGAATACAAGCTCGATACTGACGTCGGGTGAGTCTTGGTGTGTAACTGTTGCAGTTTTGCTCTGCTTGTTGATACGCACGACGGTGTTTGAGCGAGGGATTCCCCAAGTGGCGTTGTCTGAAAGCATCGTCAGAGCGTTGGATAGCCATCGCTTTGAGTTCTCTATGCCCTCGTGGGTATTCAGGTCGTAATTGGTTGTTTGCATTTGTGTCAGGTCTCCATATAAAAAGGTCAAGCGCCAGCACTAGGACGGCGCACAGGTAGGCTAGTTTCATCATCGTCTCCCAGTATTTTGCTCATCTGCTCGTGCAGGTCGTACACCTTGGCTATGGATGCCAAGCATAGGCCTGTCTCCCCCGCCTCGGCGTAGAAGCCTGCGTCTTGCAGGTGGTTGTGTGCCTCGTTAAGAAGCTCACTCGTTGTTCCCAACATCTTGCCGCTGTAGAAGTCGGGTTCACTCAATGTAGAAGTCGTCATCGTATATCTCCTCTTTGTTAAGTCCATCGGCGTATCTCTGTGCCTCGCGCTCGGTGTCGAACACGAAACCCATCTTGTCTTCTTCATCATCCTCGTTAACTACGATATAGCCCCCGCCCTCACCCTCGTAGGCAACCACCGACCACGGCGGTTCGTAGTCGTATCCCTCGTTGTGTGCAGCCAGCAGGCTGTCATGGTATGCATCTAAGCCATTCATTTCAGTTCTCCTCGTGATGTTGAACAAACGCAATCCTGCATGAGCAGTAGTGCGGGACTATGAAGTCACAGTTATCTAACTCGGCGGCTCTCGCCTCGATGTCAGCATCGGCTATGAACTCAGCGCTCTTGACGCTGTGCACCAAGGCATCGTATTTGTCAAAGAACTCGATGTCCCCAAAGATTACAAATCGTTTCATGTTACTTCTCCTTTAAGTTAAAAACGCAGGGGAATTCCCCTGCACAAAAATACACCCGTCACATATCTGTATACGCGTTGTCATACAGAGTCAGCAACACGGTGTCTGCGTCATATGCCTTGAGCATGTGCAACGCATCCTCTAACAACTCGTCAGTCAACATACTCTTGCGTATGCTACGTTTGGCAAGGGCGGGGTCGTCGGGGTAGATACACTCAGCCATAAGCTCAACCAGCGGCTCAAAGATACCGACCTGTGCGTCGATGATGGCATCCTCTACCTGCATCTCCATCGTGTACTCATCCTTGTATGTCTTCCACCAGTCCTTAGTCCACGCACCTGATGGCATGGCGTATGCGTAGTCGTAGCTATCCCACTTAGTCTCCCGCACCGAGGGGTCTCGCTCGGTCGGCAAGGTATCCCACGGCAGGGTAAGCACAGCGTCAGCCAAGGCGGTGAAGTGGTGGATGTTGAGCTCTTCTTTGTCGCTGTGCTCGTACATATACCCAACGCTGATGTTGGTGCACTCGGGTATGACATCCACAAACTCTGCGGTATCTGTGTAGATACCTGAGTCGTCGCCTAAGTACATGAGCACGTTGCCTGATGAGAGCGAGTCGGCCAAGGCTTGAGCGAATGTATCCGAACAACACCGCCCATACCCTTGGTGTGTGATGACGCTGTCAATACCTCTGCGGTCGAACGCGATGGCACGGTCAAACTGTGACAGCAACGCTGTGTCTGCGGACATAGCCCGAGCACCGATACCCCCACACTCTTCACCTTGTGTGAACACGTAGTATGCGGGTACACCGCCGCATAGCAGATGCATGAGGATAGCAACACCAGCGCCATCATCCGCACCGAGAGCTGCACCATCGGCATACCACTTGCCTGCGGTCTTGCGTATCTTGTTAGCACCCTCATCACGATGCACGGTATCCACATGGGCTACAAACAAAGTGCGGTTGGTTGCGTCTCTTCTTGCGTCAATGTGCAGGTTACCCGCACCGTCATAACTGATGCGTTCTTGCAGATGTGCAGGCACATGAGCTTCAAGCCAGTCGGTAAACATAGCCACGCCCCGCCCGTTGTGCTGGCGTTTGACTGACAGCGCACGACTAAGCGTCTTGTACAGGATTGATTTCTTATTCATTGATTATTCTCCTTCAGTTGTTTCTTGTTCAGGTGCGTGGTCGGGGTGGTACAAAGAGCCGTCTATCTCTACGCACGCTGTGTCGTCTGTGTACCAGTTGCCTGATGCACCACATTGCCAGCACCCATCTTCTTCAAGACAGTACTCCTCAACGTCCTCACAGTACACGACACGCGCGTCGTCGGTTAGATACCAGTCGTCATTGATAAGTACGCAGTCATCCATCGGTGCATAGTCGCCATCCTCAAGCCGCACGATGCCATTGTCGCCAATATAGTCCTCATCGTAGAAATCGTCACCGACCCGCACCATGTTGTGGTCATGCACATAGTACTGGTATCCGTTGCGACCATACGCATAGTAGTAACTGCTGTCACAGCACGACTCGCACACACGATAGTCCTCATGCCGACCGACCCAGTAGCCGTCACCCTCACGCACTCGGTCGCCACAGTCTTGGCAGTCCTCACCATTACCGTCTTGCACGATACCGCTGGTCTGTGAACACTCGTACTCACCGCTACTGCTAATCTCAAGGTGATTACCGCAGATGTCTACGTCCTGATTACCACCGTCGATGTATGGCGCAAGTATCTCGCCGCTGTTTACCTCGTAGTATGCAAGCCTAGTGTCGTACTCCCAGTAGCTCTGCTTGGTGTAGCCCTGCGATATAAGCCACGCCTCAAGACGCTCGTCTGCTGGTGAGTAGCCATCGGGGTTCTTGCGATACGACCGCACAAAGTACTTGCTGTCACCATCTGACATACACAACGCACGACCTACTGTGTTGTCGTTCTCGATACGCACAGCCATATGCCATCCATACTTGGGGTCGTATACCTGATAGGGATGTCGGCGTTCACCATCGGCACAACGCACCTCGAATGGTCTACCACCTATGCACGATGTCGGACCACGCATGATGTGATGAAGCATCTCAGCCATTGTGTACACTAATTTGCACGTCTCACCTGCGGCATACAAGGCAACGAGGTTGCGTACATCATGGTCGGGCATATCCCTGAAGTGTCGTGTCAGATACTTGCCCACAGTCGTGACAGTCTGTCGGTCTGCCTCACCTGCTCTGTCGTCTCGTGTGTATGCAAGGCGTGTACTGTCCTCGGATACATGAGGCCACTCAAGGGTGAGTGCGTGCCAGTCGTAGGGTCGGTAGTCTGACTCTAACGCTCTCAATACAGCGGGGTGCATCGGGTACTTGCGTTGCTCTCTGCCATGCCAGTCACGAGCAGGACAGGATTGGTATTCTCTGTAATGCCCACGCCAGTATGTAGCACCACCACGAAGGATGAGTGCAAGGTCGTTAACTAACGGTATGAAGTTTGTCTTCATTTGTTTTCTCCTCGGTTGCGAATGTGGTGTGAGTGGGCACACCACTAACCCATAAGAATCGGGTCACTGTGACCCTGTTCAGTTCTCCTCAAAGCGGTGCTCGTGCCATTTGGCATACGCACGCTCAAACAAATCACCGAACGCCTCGACTAGCTTGCGTTGGTTGTCCCTGTCTGCTCGGTAGTAAGCCAATGCGATGGCGTTGGCAAACCCACCCTCGCTAGTCTCGAGGTAGTGCGCGGCTTCGTGTATCTGTGCGTCTGTCATGTTCATTTACTTTCTCCCTCTCTTTACTTCAAAGAATCCAAGCCATTGCGTACCCTCGACTTGGGGTTGGAACATCTTGATGCCGTACTGTGCATCGTGCGCCACAGGTACAAGGAACAGGTTGTATGGATACCCATCCTTATCCATCAGCTTGAGTAGCTGGCGCAGGTCACGCTCAGGTGTCGTCGTTGCCCATTGCGCTACGCTTGCTGCGTAGAAGTGTTGTACTGGTTCTCTCATTTGTTTTCTCCGTGAAGTTCTACATAGTCAGGTGCGTCTTCTCTTTCGAGTACAACCACATCAGTTCGTTTTGTTGCTCTACACAATTCATGCGTAACGCTTTTAACTAACCCCATGAATTCATCTTGCTTCATGTGCTCATCGAGGTTGTTCAATGTGGCAAACAAAGCAAGGTCGCCATCGTCACGCATAAACCCAATTGATACTGTCTTCATTCTGTTTCTCCTTTACATTCAATAACTACCAACATGACCTGCATCCCCAGCAGGAACGCACTACCTAGACCCATGAACATCCATAGATATCCACCGCCTTGTTCCATCATCTGATTAGCGCCAAGCGCCATTGCGTTGTAGAGCACGAGGCTCAGGAATATGTGACTCAGTACGTGCATTGCTCTCATTTGTTTTCTCCTTGTGTTAACTTTTCGGGTATCTCGACTTCATCGCCGAGCTTGCTTGCTACATAGCACCGCATGGCAGCTTCAAGTAGCGTCTTTCCGTAGTACCTCTTCGCCTCTGTGTCGTTGGCTATGTCGTAACTGCCTTGAGCAATCCAATCACCGCCGTTTGTACGCAGCAGCATCGGCACCTCCCGCTCAACAATCGCTCCGCCTTGCCACCAGCTACCGCTGGGGTTGTATGTCCAGTCCACAAAGTGCGCGACTTTAGGGTTCTCCACACGCACAACCCACCTATCGTCTGACCCATCCGCAAGATACGCTTCCTTGTCCCAGTTATCGGGTCTACCCAAGCGTGGGCGGTACACTTTGTCACCTTCGGCTTGCGCCACCGCCCAGTTAAGGGCGTGTCCTGTCAGTTCACTTGTTTTCATTTCTTTTCTCCTTATGCTTGTTCAGTTACAACTCTGCCGTTCTCGTTCAGCGAGAGTACGAAGTCGGGGTACTCGACAACCTCGGCACGGCTTGGCGCTATGTGTAGCGATGCATCTATTGCCTGTCCATACTGCGCCAACTCGTTGGCTACACGCCTGTACTCGGCGACTGCGTCTCGCTTGCTGGCAAAGCGCAGGGCTTCCTCAACAGTGTCCATACCTATTCTCAAAAACCAATACTTGTTCATTTCTTTTCTCCTTCGGTTGCGAATGTCAGGCTAGGTTCGGGGTGGTGCGCGGCATCGCCTGACAAAATGCCACACATAAATCGGGTCACAGTGACCCGAAATTCAATACAACCCGTGCCACGTTGTAGGCACAGGCTCGTTGTCGTTTAGTCCCTCGATGGTGGCGAGGGCTTTCTTTAGTTTGTCGACCCTTGCTTGCGTGTCCTGCGTTGGACATAGGGCATGGTCTTGGTTAGCGTGTAGCAGTTCCTTGGTCGTGCGGTTGACCAGTCTGCGCTTGCGCTTGTCGTGTATGTCGGCAGTTACTACCCGCTCAAAGGGTATCTTGCGTCTTGCTTTGGCTGTGTATGGCACGGCATCAAACAGCTCAATGATGCGGTTCTTGATACGCACAGGGATGAAGTCAGACCAGTGCAACCCTCGGTTGGGTAGGTTCTTCTCGGTGGCGTAGGTTGAGGGTGTGAATTCACCGCTGTTCTTGATATCACTAATGCGGTTATGTAACTCAGCCAACACCACGGCATACGCCTCAAACGCTTGCACCCTAGCATCGGTGTCGTCATCCGCTTTGTACTTGAGTGAAGCTCTCACATTCCTGCGCTCGGCTTGCAAAGGTTTTAATACATCGCCCCATAAAATGTTCTGCTGTGCCTCGTGTATGCGTTGTCGGCGTAGCTTCTCTTTCTGTGCCAGTACTGTGTCCCGCATCTCGTTGACGACCAAGCGTGGTGTCCCTTTATCGAGTAGCTTGGATAAATGATTGGCAAGCTCACGCTTCTTCAGCTTCATCAGCGTGGGGTATTGCAGGGGTGCTTCGTGTTCCATGGTGTGCCTCGTGGGTGTAAATCAATCATTATATCACAGGTGTTGATAATAACAGGACAAGCTGTCCGTGATTTTGCAAAGTATCCTCGCTATCGGGCGGACGCCGAGCCTTATGCCGTAAGGGTTTGTTTAAAAAGTGTACTGAGTATCTATGTTTTTGAAGGGGAGAAAGCCCCAACTTAAAAGTAAAAGTTTTTCTCCGCTTGCGTGGCAGGGCACGCATACAGACTAACTCTCCTATATATAAATATATATAAAAACATAGATTAATAGTACCGAATTTTAAAAAATCCCCGCCGTTGCTGGGCTAAACGCTGTCCGACTGCTTGGATACTTGTGAAAATCACGGAAGCCAAGATTTTGACCCCCATTTTCAATAATAGGGTCACCGTGACCCGATTCTTGGTTAAAGCAACCTCATTTGTGTGCAGGTACGCTTAACTGCGTTCCACTCATCGAGGTCGGTGCGTAGTCGTGCCTTGGCTTGCAAGGCTTTCTTGTCCTTGCCCTCGGGTAGCCTGTCGACTAGCTGGTCTCGTATCTCACGCAGTCGCTTGAGGGTGTCGATTTTGGTTTTGCTGTGCTTGGTGTACTTGTTGCGGTTCATGTTGGTTCTCCTTGAATGGTAATGCGAGTGATTCGCGTTTGGGTTTTTGATTGAGAATGATTCGTATTTGACAGAAAAAGAAATAGCGGCAAGACAGCGCCGTCACACCGCCTGAAAAAAATCGGGTCACCGTGACCCGAAATTACAGACCAGCCAAGCGCATGAAGCGTTTCTGCTCTGCCTTGGTTAGTTGGGCAAACTTCTCGGCGAGCTTCGCCACAGCGTCAGTCTCTCGTGCGCCACTCGATGCCTGCTCTCTGCGGGTTGTGCCCTCGAGCATGAGCATCACGTCACGCACTACGGTCTTTGCCGTCTCATACTTGGGGTGACTGCTCACGAGCTTCACTGCGCCCGATGACTCTGCCACTCGAAACTCTGCGCCTGTCTTCTTACAAGCCCACTCAATGACGATGGGTCTACACGCCTCTGACGTTGCGTAACCCGCAGCTTGCATACCCTCGATGAGTTTGACCCTTGCGTTTGCGAATTGGTCGAGTGTCTGAAATGCTTTAGCTTTTAACATGGTGTGTTCCTTTCAAGAACGTGTATCGTCGTAGGCAAGTGCCCCGAACCGATACCTCTATTGTATGGAAGGGGGTATTCGAGGGTACTACAAAGCCGTATAAACTGAGAACCTTAGACCCCACCTACCCCCCATCCCCCCATATACAGGGCGCACCCCCGTCGCCATATGAACACTATTCCCCAGCCATACCCCACAACTCAGTTTAGTACTTTACAACTACCCAAAAATTATATAAAAATTTGTATAAACCGTTGGACAAATGAAAAAAAAACCCCCTGACTTTCATCAGGGGGCTGAACGGTCGAACCAACAACCGAGGAGAAGCAACCGGCAACTGCTGTTGCGGTTGGCCAAAGGCCAATTCGCAACTTGCCCATCGCTTAAAAAGTAGTATACACTCCGCGCATCGCAGGTACAAGGGACTTATGCGCCAATGTTAGATCACCTTATTTATTTTGAGCCGGAAGTGGTTGCCCACTCTGGTAAACCTACGCCGCTTGAAAAAGAACATCCGGCGGACACCATCGACGCTAAAGTAAAAACAGCAGACTGGCTCAAGAGTATGGGAGCCGCAGATACAGATACTGTAGTCAGCAACGCAGAAGTTCAAGCAGCACGGGCATCTTTTACAAACCTTGTGTCTTCAGCGCCAAGCGAAATCACGCACGAACATCTTGCGCAAATTAAAACGCCGGTTGCGGTACAACATTTAGTTGGGATGCTGACTGCCTATGACTGGGAGTTTGTGCAGCAAGCCAAAGAACTTCGCGGTTATACAGTTGCCAAACTGTTGGAAGAATGCGAAAACCCCAGCGCTAATATCCGACTAAAAGCGTTGGGATTACTGGGCAAGGTCACCGAGGTGGGGCTCTTCACCGACAAGATTGAAGTTAAGAAAACTGACCTCACGGATGAGGAGATCGACCGCAAGCTTAAAGATAAGTTGGCCAAGTTCATGGGCGTACAAGACGCCGATGTTATCGAGGACATAGAAGAAGTTAGTACTCACACACAAGAACCTGATGAAACTGAACGATCTGACACTGAGTCCAACTGAGATTCAGGCTATCCAGAAAGCTCTCCCCACCATGAATTTGGCGGAGAAGGTGGAGCTCATGGAGATGTTGGAAGAACGTGAGAAGCGTTACAACGTCAACGCTGGTCGCACAAACATGATCGAGTTTTCTAAGTACGTCTACCCCGGATTCAAGGTTGGGCCACACCACAGGAAGCTGGCCAAGATATTCCAAGATGTGATTGAGGGTAAAAAGAAGAGAGTAATTATCAACATTGCCCCACGTATGGGTAAGTCCGAGTTCTCGTCTTACCTGTTCCCCGCGTTCTTCCTAGGTAATTACCCTAATAAGAAGATTATCATGGGGACGCACACTGCATCGCTGTCTGAAGACTTTGGTCGGCGGGTTCGTAACCTACTTGATGATGAGCAATATCATGAGCTATTTCCCCAGACACTTGTTGCAGATGACCAGAAAGCTGCTGGAAAATGGAGTACTGCTGCTGGGGGTCAGTATTACGCTGCTGGTGTTGGTGGTGCTCTTGCCGGTCGCGGGGCTGACCTCTTTGTTATCGACGACCCGCACTCGGAACAAGACGTAAAAGCAAACAGTCGTCTAGCGTTTGACACGGCGTGGAGTTGGTTCCAAACAGGTCCTCTGCAACGTCTGATGCCGGGCGGTGCGATCATAGTAATCATGACGCGCTGGGGGCCGCTGGACTTAACTGGCAGACTCATACAGTATCAGGTGAGCAACCCCGACAGCCCACGCTGGGAGATTGTTGAGCTTCCTGCCATCTTGAACGAGAACACAGATAAAGAGAAATCCCTCTGGCCGGAGCAGTGGCCACTGGAAGCGTTGAAGTCTGCCAAGTCCTCAATGGATCCTCGCTACTGGAACGCGCAGTACATGCAGCAGCCGACCAGCGATACGGCGGCAATCATCTCAAGGAAGCACTGGCGGATGTGGGAAGGGGACGACCCACCCACTTGTGAGTACATCATTCAGTCATGGGACACCGCGCATGAAACCAAAACAACCTCCGACTATTCTGCCTGTACTACTTGGGGGGTCTGGTACAACGAGGAAGAGAACGACAAGCCCCAGCTTATCCTCCTTGACGCTTTCAAAGACCGAATCCCATTCCCAGAACTTAAACAAGTCGCCTTCAAGCATTGGAAAGAGTGGCAACCCGATGCCTTCATTGTGGAGAAAAAGGCAGCAGGTGGGCCACTGATCCAAGAGCTTAGGGCGATGGGTATCCCTGTACAAGAATTTACACCGAGCCGTGGAAACGATAAGATGGTGCGTGTGCAGGCTATTGCGGACTTGTT